CACTAATATGGTTTAAAATACTTTTAGCCATGATACTTTCTCCTAAGTAAATAAGTTTATTGGTTATAGCCTTTGTCGGCGTTGGCGGCACTTTGAAGCCTCACCTTATTGTGCATCCATAAGTATTCAAAGTCAAACTTTTGTGCATCCAACATATTGCATGTACAATATGTAAATGACAAAAGAAGAACGAAAAAAAATGGGCCGGCCACCCCTTGAGAATGGATACAGCGCGCAAATGCCACGAATAAGGCTGACACCTGATAAGCTCAAGGCTTACAAGAAAGCAGCTAAACAAGCAAAAAAATCATTGAGCGAATGGGTACGTAGCTCTCTCGATTCTGCTATTGGAGATAGTAATGAAAAACGAAAATGAAGCGCTGCTAATAGAGTATAGAGATAGAATAGAGGAGCTAATGGCGGACTTGACTTCTGGAGCTGATAGAACAGAGATCAAACTAAAGGCTAAGCAACTAAAAGCTGAGTTAAAAGCGGATAGGGATCTAGACCACTCAATATCTGAGGCTTATTTGCATTTTCCAAACTTAGGCTCAAATCCGGACAAAGCCAATTGGCACACTTCTTTCTATGATGCAAATATCGATCTTAATCACTCGATTTTCTCTGACGATGATGACTAAATAAATTTCTAATGGACACCTATAAAAAAATATGGAAATCAATACTGCAGTCATGGGCTCTATATGTAACCGTCTTCTGGCTTGCTATCGGTGCTTATTATATTTTTTTCGGACATAGCTCAAGCCTTCTGGATAATCCGAACGAATTGGGCGATTTTTTGGCTGGTTTTTTTTCTCCATTGGCGTTCTTATGGCTAGTACGAGGCTTCTACCAACAACAAGATGAGATCAGGCTGCTTCAAAAAGAAGTAGAAGCAACGAATGAACACATGGCTTTGCAAAACACACTGCTTGAAGATAATAAAAAGACTGAAATTGAACGATCCCTACCATCTCTAAAATTCGATTCAAAATTTTGTAAAGTAGACGATCCTTATGGCATACAACTGGCTTTAACTAATCATGGGGCCGACATAACAGAAATGAATATCGTAGATGCTGGTAGCAATATAAGTTGTAAATTTACGGGCCTAGGCTCCAATCCTACGCAAATCTACAACCTAAAAACGAATCAAAAATGCTTCGTTTTTTTTGATACAACCAACATTGCTGATTTAAACGACGTTAGGTGCCATATAGTTTTTCGCACGGGCACCGGAAAGAAATATCAACAAGTGTTTAAGACCGCGGGAGAGATGTTGCTTGCTGTGACTGAACAAAAACAGATCAGTGAAGCATAATCTAATAACTAATAATCCCTCGCTCCGTATATACACTTGGCTGCTGTTCAGGCTCCCTGTGATAAAAACCGATAGCCATACTTAGCGCCACCATTCCATCAACGCGCTCAGTCGCTTTATTTTTATCAATCTTACGCGCACCAGTCGGGTCTTGAGTCACGACAGAGTTAGCCGCACACCAATCTAATACAGGGCTATTATGTCTTAACTGATTTTGTAGAACGGCGGTTTCTAAAGCGTCAACGGCTGGCCCCATATCCTTGTAGCCCTGCCCCCAAGGTACTAAGTTAATATCTATACCTTCGTCTGCAATTAATTTTGCTAGGTCTTCAATACGCCATCGATCATAAGCGATGCCCTCAATATCAAATTGACCAGATAACTCAGCCAGCTTCATCATGACAGCTCGCTTATCAATAGCCCTACCCTCTTGCGCCTCGATCAAGCCTTGACGTGCCCAAAGCGGATACGGTACTCGGTCTAGCTTTTCTCGCTCATACAAACGGTCTTTAGGAACCCAAAACCAGCAAAGAATTTGATATTTACCTTCAATTGGAAACACTAATGTCAATGCGGTTAAATCTGTTGTGCTGGATAAGTCCAAGCCACCCCAACACTTACGGCCGCGCAGCGACTCAACATCAATTTCCATATGGCCAGCCACCCAATCAGCACGATTAATAAAGTGAATTTCATTATCGACTAACTGGTTAAGATAAAGGTTTCTAAAAGCCATTTCTGATGCGGGTATTCTTGACGCTCGCTTTGCCATCATACGCATTTCATCAAGTGACCTAAAATCACCCAAAGCCGGGTTACATTCATACCAAACTGATTCATCAAAAATATCAGCGTCATCGGCCGCCTGGTAAATTACAGGAAAAAACGAAGCGTCTTTAATAACACCGTCGCGTACTTGGCAAGCATAATCATACTGCTCGTACATAATAGATTCACGCTTTGGTGACAACGTAGAGATAGCAATAGTAAGCGGTTGAGTCCTAGCACCTGTAGAGGTTGTCAATACGTCCCACAAATCCCTGTTTGGTGCTTGCGCTAATTCGTCATAAATAATTGCGCTCGCTGAGAACCCATGTTTAGAGCGGCTCTCACTCGAAATAGCCTGATAAAAACTACCCGATGCATAGTGAACAATGCGTTTCTGAGACTCAACAATATTCACATGACTTGCAAGCTCAGGATCATTACGAACCATCGCAGCGGCCGCATTGAATATCAAGGCTGCTTGATTTCTATCTGCCGCAGCTGAATAAACTTGTGCGCCTCGCTCGCCATCACCTAACAAGTGATATAAAACTAACGCTGCACATAATTGAGTCTTACCGTTTTTGCGAGGCATGGTGATTAAACATGTACGAACCTCGCGGAATCCAGCTTCATTTTTAGCACCGTAGATACCTTCAATAATATCTACCTGCCAATCTCGTAATACAAATGGCGTGCCGGCCGCACTGCCCTCACTATGCGTCAAGTGCTGTACAAAATTAACAACCTTTTCAGCGCTCACGAAATAGCCTCACCCCAAAAAGACTTTTGCTGTGGCGCATTAGTTTTAATGGATCCTCGATCACTGGGCGAAAGCCCAAGCTTAGTGCCAAATTTAACCATCAATTCAGCATAATTTTTTTGAGCTGCTAATAGCGGATTTACTCGGGTACCACCTCTCACACCAGTTTCAATTAACGGCGCAGTCTCAATTTCTTTAGTAACTCGCTTATAGTTCACTAACGAATCGCAGTAGGCCGCTAAAGTATCAGCATCGGCTTTAGTAAGGATGTTACAACTCTCGAGAATCGGTGCTAAACGCTGCCATTCAAGCGCGGCTGAATTAGACAACCACCCAGGGCAAACTGCGCCAACTTCGGGATGTGGCTCATCGTGATTTAACGGTCGTTTACCCGGATTGCCTTCAAGTATTTTTAAGTTTGTTGCTTTTGGTGCTGGACCTCGTGCGCCCATATCTAACCTCCTGATTTAATTAACTTTCTCAAAACCTGCGAAATAGAAATTAGAGAAGGGCAACGTATTTCCATCTGTCTAGATTTCATGATTTATCACGCCCCCCCTTAACTATTCCAAGGGTGGTTTGGGTCGATCGGTAGACCATTGGTGTCACAACCTTTCGCCCGTATCTTGTATTCTTGTCGACCTTTCCCAAAGCCACCGTCTTTGTATACCGTCTTGCGACTATGGCAAGAAACACACAGCGAGCGTAGATTACTCAAGTCAAACGGCTCGCCGCCATCGCTAATGGCTTGAACGTGATCAACATGATTCGCTGCCTCAATCAGACCTAGCGTTGCACAGTCTTCGCAGAGCGGGTTTAGCTCAAGCTTACGCTTGCGCGTTGATCGCCATCTCTTTGAGCTGTAGAAGTAACTTGCCATCGTTCTTTAGTGGTTGTTCATCGCTGATGGTGAAACTGGAGTGAGTGCGCATAGGTCGAGAAGCCCTAGCAATGAAAAGCGCTAGAGTTTCTGACCAAGCCTGAACAATATCGCTGACGGAGCCAACCTTCGTTCGCGGCCTCTCACGTCGTACAACACCCGCGCGAGAGTTTGCTTCTACTAATCGCGACGGTGTTATCGCTTGCTCCAGACTTAAGCATTACGGACTGCCTCGAGACATGGGGAGCGCCCCACAGTATGCCTCTACAGGCCTCTCATAGATGCTGCCGTCATAGTTAACCGACCATCTAAAAAGGTGGGCAATAGGCTTCTAATACCCAATTTGCCCAACTATATAAATCAATGACTTATATAATCCCGCAAACTGCAGTTATTAGAATTTTTTAGAGGTGTTTTTCTTTGAGAATCAAAGAGGTGAGTAATAAACAGTTTTCAAACTGTTAATCATTGGGTCGCTGGTTCGAGTCCAGCTCAGGGAGCCATTT